CTCGAAGTACCGCGGTATGGATCGCTCGTCATAAGACGTTGAGTTTGTATCCCCCTTTTCAGGGTCCATCGCAGTTTCAACTCGATAAGGCAGAGACGACCGGGACCAGGTCTCGGCGCCCTTTTAGGAAGGGTAACCGTCCAGTTTCGTGTGGATGGTAGGACACCATCAGATGCAAATTTGGAGTAGGTATTGTCCAACCTAGATAGATGATCGGCGGTATCAGGCCAGTCAGTTTAACGACATAACTAGGTCAAATTAGGTAACAGAGGCAGAGTACTAGGTTACTATCTTTCCCCCTTTGTTCGCTAGCTTCGTTATGAACAGACTAGCTGAGGTTATCAGCAGATTCTGCGCATAGGTGAAAAGAGCGAAAGAAGGGTGGGGGCTCCCACGAGTTTGGGTGTAGTTTCCTTCCACATTGCTGGTGCTGTTGAGGTCGACGATCCATTGTGTCGCTTCTTCGATAATCACACCGAAGTTGTTCACATGCCGGACAGCTCGACTCTCGGGTACAAGTGCAATAGGAGTGCCGCCATCAGTGGTCTGTAGCCCCCAGTGGGCACCAGGCAGACTAGTGACAGGACCTGCTAAGAACAGCTCAACAAGATATCGACCTGCGGGAAGTGAGGGTCCTATCAGGGCCCCGAGTCCTACAGAGTTCGCATACGTGCAGAAGATAGTCGAGTTCCTCAATGAGTTCTCGAACGACTCTACAAGTCTGTTAGGCTGAACAATATCGAGCCAGTTGGTGCCCCCGGGAGTAGGCTGGTAAGTAATACTGGAAGAACCAGTAAACTCCATGCCTGTTGCCGGAAGGGCCCCAGTTGTGGGGACACAAGGAGAGATTAGCTCCAGATCATACTCGACCCAGAGCTCACCCGCTGCAAAGCCGGTCTCTGCAGTTACAGCACACCCATAGGTCCCAAAGTATAATCTTCCGACATGGTCGAAGCGATTGTCCCTTGGGAGGCCAGGGAGTGTTGTATCCTCAGAGTCTCTGCAATAACGCACTCTTGCGAGGTCCTTCTTCTTAACGGTGAAGGAGGTGTTATTGAAGACCTGTTCACGGAAGCAGTTAATGTGGTTTAAAACCTCCCGCTTAGTTTGGGGGGGATTGTCAAGGACGTCAGTTTCCATCATCCCGAGAAATACACCCTCCTTAGTATAGGGGCAAGAGCCCTTGTAGTGGAAGGTAAGTTTATGGAACCTATAGCTCTCAAAGTTTCGAGAGAGGTTGGCTACTCGGGGGAAGAGAGCAGGATTAGCGGGATTGACGAACTGATGATTGACTTCACTAGAGAAGTCAAGCTCAGCCTCGGCATTAATATCCATTGCATATTCCTTGCCCTTAATCCGAATGGATTCTGGAGTGTTGCCTTGAGCCTTAGGCATCTTTTGACGTGCGACCCGGTTACGGGGCGCAGGTTGAGAGGCCTTTGGCTTGCTGCCTTTGTTGTTTCCTCCCTTTTGTGAAGGTGGGGGAACCTTATGTGATGTATTTGCTGTCATGGATCCATCAGGGATGGACTGTTCATCTGTCCGAACTTTGTTCTGTGCAGTCTCTTGACGTTAGTACGGAACTTGGAGCCCACGGCACCGTTTTGGAACATTAGGACAGACCCTAGCAAATCATCGTTGGACCTTTGTACGCGATGATGGGTAGCTTTCGGAAGGTTCGGGTCGAGACCTTCCCATAGACATCTCGGATCGGAGAGAGGTCTAGAAGGGAATCTATAGAATAAGTTTTAGAGAGAGGACAATCCCCTTCCGTGCTTAGTTCACGAAGGCTTCCCTCTGGGAGAGGGAAAGAATTTGTGAGGGAAAAGCCGCATTCATATAGATTCCTAATACTCAGCAGAGCAAATCTCTTCTGGATGCTATTCACACTAACTTTCTGACCTTTGCAAGGTCGGATACCCATTCCTCCTAAGGAGACTGGGAGAAAGATGTTCCGGAAGAAATAGGAATACCTCCTTTTCGGAGGTCGTCCTGATTTCTTGGAGATAGTGTAATAGAAACAGATATGTTCATTGTTCTCGACTATTTTATTTATAAGATATTTCGAAACTTCCAGTTGGTGCTTTTCATCGCGACAACCAGAAAGTAGATTGTTTGCTATCGTGAACCAAGGCCGGTCCCCTCGGAGGATGCTGGACAAATCCAGCTTCTTCTTAACCCTGAGATAGGTGATAAACCTCCTCAGAGCGGGGTCCAGATCGGCGAGCCGAAACTCAGGATCCAGGGAGTAGTCACATGGTTCATCCACGGTAGGTAGGAAATCCTTTGGAGTCTCCGACCCACCAACCCTATCCATAACTTTATGTTGTCCGAAATAGAGACCCATATTAAAAAATGGGATCGCCATTGGAACTTGCATTATAGCATCGGAAGGAAGAGTGGGTATAGAGCTACCAGGGTTTCTAGTAACGTTGATGTAGCGAACAGCGTTTCGGAATTCCGAAAATGAGCTAGTTCTAACTCTCTCAAGCCAGCGTTTATGTTCCCGAAGATTGAAATGAAGGCATTGTGAATTTACATTCGCATAGGATTGATGGCAATACGCCTTACCAACCGTCATTTCAAAGCCAACAAGTCCTGCAACCTCGACAAACCGTTTGAACTCGGACTCCCCGTCTACAACAGACAGGAGGTCATCACCATTAATAAGTGAAGACGAGATAAATCGATTATAACTAGGAAACTCAGCACCATCCATAAGAAATTTGGATAGGACAGCTGCGTTGGCTAGACAGAGGAAAATAAAGGACATAATGGAACCCATGAGCTGACCATTCTGCTGCGGACCTCGACACTGCCTGGCCTCTCCATTACAGAAGAGGACAGGACGTGCAGGCACAACAAAAGGGTCTCCATCTGGCACCAAAGAAGGAACACTGAACATAATTGGGTCATAGTCTATATAATGATTGAATAGAGCCGCGTAAGCGTCACTAGCAACATCGACCTTGACCCCTTCGAAGAGGGAGTTGAAAATAGCTCTGGAAAGATCAGACTTTAGTCCGTCCGTAGCACCACTATAATCTGCAGACATCCACATCGGTTCTGTCATGTTGACAAGTTCACGAGGGAGAATATCAAGTAGATCGGTGGGACACTGGGGACGGCCTATGAGGCGAAAGAGGGGAATAGAGCGTAGACGCTTGTGTAAGATAAGCTGGATACGCTTGCATCTATAGTATAGTAGGGGATCACCCTTTGAAATCATACGAACCTTAAGCGGCTCGAGAATTCCCGTACAGAGAGCGGGAGGTAGATCCTCCACACCATCTAAGACGGATTCCGAGTACTTGGGGACGACGGATACTAGTTCTTCCCAATCTTGGGCAAGAGCAGGGCGTCTCACTTCGATCATGAAATTAGAGACAGGGCGATCGGATACTACACCATAAGGGACATGATACATACATTCGAGTTCTTCCTCACAAATAGACAGCGAGCGGGCCATTAAAAGCCTGGTACTCTGGTCTGTTTGAAAGAACTCGTCATATTTATTCCACTCATCGGAAGAGGATAAGAGATCACTGAGATTGTCGTACATCGAAAAGACGTCCGGACTTCTCCCAATGATATCTTGGATCTCACTATCAAGATCATTAGACAGGGTAGGGGGGATCCCTTCCTTCCTTTCCTTTGATAGTTGTTCCTCTTTCTTGACTGACCTCATAAAGTCGAGGATATCTTGATGAGTATTATTTATTTTATAGAAGCTTTCAAGGTCGTCAACTTCTATGGTTGACACCTTAATATGTTGAAGAGCGATACTAAGGTCAATTAAACCACCATGCTGGCCTCCATTGGCCCGGGAACTGGTGGTACAGGCTCGGAGCGATGTCCGTTGTCGCACTCTAGTTGAATCACCAATAGCGTTGAGCTCGTCCGTAAGGTCGAGATCATCACCATCAACGTCAACTACTCTCTCTTTGATCTGAGAGAGAAGCCTGCCCATAAGCGGATTGCAAACATATTTTTCCACAACTTCTAATGTCATTGGACATGAGGTCGTGAGCTGAACAAAATGCTTTACGTAGGTATTGCATATATCAGCAGACTCGAACGGTAAAC